TGCTTATGTTCCTGCATCTTTGGTAAACGCATTCTATGATGCGGCTGCTGCTATGGATGAAAAAGGAGTAAGTACTGACGGAAGATTTGGGATATTAAACCCACGTCAATACTATGAATTGATTCAAGATGTTGGCGAATCTGGTCTAGTTAACAGAGACTCACAAGGTACATCCCGTCAAAAAGGAAATGGCGTTGTAGAGATAGCTGGTATCAAGATCTACAAGTCAATGAACATTCCATTCTTCGGTTCTTACGGAACTAAGTATGGTTCAGCTTCAGCGACAAACCCAGGTATTGCCGATCCAGGTAACACAGGTACATTCGTTAGTGAATCAGTAGAAAAAGCTGATAATGCTGAAGCTGGTATCAACAATGAATACGGTTTAGCAACAGAATTCGCTAACTCATGTGGCATCATCGGACAGAGAGAATCTGCTGGTGTTGTCGAAGCAATTGGTCCCCAAGTCCAAGTAACCAAAGGTGATGTCTCCGTGATTTACCAGGGTGACGTGATTTTGGGTCGCTTAGCTTGCGGAGCAGATTACGTGAATCCAGCCGCATGTGTTGAGCTTATTGCAGGTGCTGCAACAGGTTCATCAGGTAACGCTGCATTCTAAAATGCACAATTATGGGAGTCTTTATGGCTCCCTTTTTTTTATTCACAAATATTTATACCTATGGCTTTCCCTACCACTAATGCTGCTACAGAACTACCTGCAATAAATCAAATCCTAATGGCTTGTGGTCAGGCTCCAGTAACCACTTTGGATGAAACCAACCCAGACGTTGCGATTGCATACCAGACCCTTCTAGAGGTATCTAGAGAGGTTCAGAGTGAAGGCTGGTCCTTTAACAAGGAATACCATGTAGCAATAACACCAAACGATGCTAATGAAATTCCAATACTAAGTAATTATTTACAAATAGATCTTAGCGAAGCTGATGCTGGAGATAAAGATGCAGTACAGAAAAATGGAAAATTATATGACAAGTATAACCACACTGATAAATGGACAGATGGAAATGTAGATTGCGATATCTTATGGTTCTTTGATTGGGTAGATCTACCACGTCCAATACAAGACTATATAACAGCTAGAGCAGCTAGTATTACATCAAGTCGTATAGTTGGTGATGGTAATCAATACCAAATGCTTCAACAAAAGGAAGCATACATGAGAGCTATGGCTCTTGAATATGAAACAAACCAAGGTGATTATTCATTCTTTGGTAAACCTGACGGATCACACCCTTATGTCGGTTATCAACCTTATCATGCACTTAAAAGATAATGGCAGCAGTAACTCAACGCATAAAAAACTATCTTAGTGGTGTATCTAAACAACCAGATAGTAAGAAACTTCCAGGTCAAGTAAGAGAGTGTATCAATGGTCTAGCTGATGTAACATTAGGTATGACAAAGAGACCTGGATTTAAGTTTATTTCAAAATTAAAGAACACAAGTGGTACAAATTTCACTGGTACTCAATTAGATGCTGCTAAGTGGTTCTATATTCATAGAGATGCTAATAAATATATAGGATGTGTAACCCCTAAAGTAGGTAATACTAATGGTACTATTCATGTATGGAATGCTGATACAGGTGTAACATGTACAGTTACAGACGCAGCAACAAATGCAGCTATAGGAGCACATAGTTATTTAACAGGAACAAAATCTAACTACGATGTATTATCAGTTAAAGCTACTACACTTGTAACTAATAACTTAATTGAAGTAACTGCTCAACCTACACCTACCTTTGTAGCTCAGAGTAGAGGAACCTTACTGCTTAGTGGTACTAAAGAAGATATGGCAAGTCAGACTTGGGAAGTTAAACTTGGTGGTACTTCTATTGGTAGTACTCAGACATGTACTTATACATCTGCTGCAACTGACGAGTACGACGAAGTATTGACTGGTATAAAAGCTGCAATTGATGCTAAAAACATTACTGGTTTTACGTGTACACAATACGGTACATCGTTACAACTAGATTATGTAACTAATGTAGGTGGTACACAAACTAGAACAGCCTTTACTTTAGAAGCTAAAGGTGGTGCTGATAATGAACGATTAGTAACATTCCAAGACTGGGCTTCTAATTCTTCATGGCTACCACCTAACTCATTCCATGGTCATATAGTTACTATTGTTAATTCAGTAGGTACTGATGCTGATAATTACTATGCAAAATTCATAGCAGACAACCAAGCCGCAGGTAGTGGCTATTGGAAAGAAGGATTATCACCTGATGTGTCTCCAGGTTTAACAGACACTACCATGCCTTATAGGTTAAGAAACAGTGGTGTTAATCAGTTTGTTTTCGAGACTGTACCTTGGGATGATCGTATAGTTGGTGATGATATTACGAATGCACACCCCACTTTTGTAGGTAAAACTATACAGAAAGCTTTTTACCATGATAATAGGCTTGGGTTTTTATCTGAAGATAATATGATTCTTAGTAAAGCTAAAGAACCATATAATTTTTATGCTGTATCAGCTAGGACAATAACAAAATCTGATCCAATAGATGTTAACTGCGCTTCTGTTAGACCTACTGAATTGTTTGCAGTTTTACCTGCTAGACAAGGTTTAGCATTGTTCAGTAAGACTCAACAATTCTTAGCTTATTCAGATGATGGACCATTAACAATAGTATCTACAAAAGTCAGGCCAATATCAAACATGGAAATGAGTGATGATGTATCTCCTATAGATGTTGGTACTCATATGAACTTCATCAGTAAAACTCCTAACTTTGTTAGGGTGTTTGGTATGACAACTAGAGGTTTAGAAGAGAATCCAGATATAGTAGATATAGGCAGAACTGTTAACGAATGGATAACCATTGATGTGGATACACTTGTAGCAAGTATCCAGAATGAGTTTATATGTATGGCTAGTCAAGCTAGTGATGAGGTCTTTTTCTACAAGACGCATAAAGAAAATAATAGTTTAGCAATGGAGTCTTGGTTTAAGTGGAAATTACCTGGTACTATACAACATATGGTAGTTGATCAAGATGATATGTACATGGTTACTAAGCAAGGTAATCAATATGTTCTATCTGATGCAAACTTGACTCAGAGTCCAGAGGCAGCTATCATCACTAACGCTGATGGTCAAAAGATTAACCCATGTATTGACTTCTATACACCAGCTAGTAATGGCTTAACAGGTAACAATTTAAAGACTGTTGTATATGATTCAGCTAACCTTAGATCTAAATGTTATATACCTTTTGCTAACTTAACTGATAGAAAGAATATAGTTCTCGTTGCTGGTACAACTGCAGCTGGTACATTTAATAATTCTGGTTATACAGTTACAGCTGAGGTAGGTACAGACTCTGATGGTACGTTCTTTATTGTTGAAGGTTTAGATTTATCAGGTAACGCAGCTAACGTCTATGTTGGTTATGCTTATGACTTTGATATAACTCTTCCACAAATCTATTACCATTTAGATGATCAAGGTCAACTCAAGGATTATTCTGCAAGTTTAACAGTAGCTAGATTAAAGTTTGATACAGGTTTATCGGGTCTACTAAGTTTTAAATTAAACTCTGTAGGTAGATTTGCTGGTACAAAGAACCATACTATGTTTGAAACTAATAGTTTTGATACAAACAATAACCCTGTATATACTGACTATAGTTGGCTTGAATCAGATTTAAGTTATATTGATCAAAACCAAGTTAAAGTTAAAATAAATAATAAAGAAGTAGCTAACTCACTTAGAACATTCCAAAGTGATAGAACAATTAGATTGGATAATTCGTTATTGAAACAAACCACTAGAAGTGGTGATGGATCTACTAAAGTATTTAGCTATACTTTCGATGTAGATAGTACAGATTTAATTAAAGTAAAAATAGGTGGTGTCGAAACAACTGATTTTATATTCAGTGGTGGTAAGTATATAACTTTTAACACTGCACCTCCTAATGCTTCAAACAATATCCATATCTACAATGTTGACCCTGTTACTATCTACCTAGACGAATGGTATGAACTAGCACCATCACAGATGGCTAACGAATACTTAGCTGATGACGTACCACTAGATGAGTCCAGAGTTGTAACAATACCTATACACCAACGTAGTAAAAACTTTAGTTTACGAGTCTTTAATGACTCACCATTCCCCGTATCTTTGAACTCGATGATGTGGGAAGGTAATTATTCACCCCGATTCTATAGAAGAACCTAATGACCACCCCAGATGAAAGATTGAGAGATACATCACGTAGCTTAGAGATAATCAAACATGCAGCTGGTGTTGAAAAAGCAGCTGAGGATTATCTCTATATGCTATGCCGTATAACACGGGTAATTGATGATCTATATGATAATGATCAAACTGTATCAAGAGAAGAACTTTTAGAAGTATTAGAATATTTATTTATAAAATTACCAACTAATAGCTTCTATATATCTAACCAAGATGTTTTGATATCTCAACATCTTTCTATGTGGAATGCATGGATGGCTGCAAATAAATGGGAACATGGCGATGCATTAGAGCAAGCTTACGCTCATGTCTGGAGAGACACTATTCATGAAGTGTTTCCAATTGTAGCTTTATTAACACAAGGTCATGAACAAATGAAAAAAGTATCTGAGGAAATTAGACATGCTTTTAAAAAAGAATACGGAGATTGATAGATGACTGTAACTGCAGCTGCTGTAGGATTAGGGGTTGGTTTATTTAGTAGTTATAAATCAAGTCAAAATGCTAAGAAAGCAGCTAAAGCACAGAATGAAGCAGTAGCTAGACAATATGGCTATGATCTTGATCTCTGGGCTATGAATAAAGATAAGCTTACAGCCGATCATGCTTATCTAATTGAATCAATAAAAATGAAGCAGCGTAATGAAGCTGCACTTGGTGAATACAGAGCGAAAGTAGCGCAACAAGAATATGGCTACAACCTGGCAATTAGAAACTATCAACAAGATTCACTTGAAAAGCAATATGCAAAGTCTGAACAAACTTATCATAGTCAAATCAGTTTGAACGAACAATCTGCACAAATTGCTGCAGAACAAGAAGGTCAAAAACTATTTGAGTTAAGACAATCAGTAGCATTTGAAGCTGAAGATTTAGCTATACAAGCTATGGAAACTCAAGGTGAGTTAATGGCTCAAGGTCAAAGTGGTAGATCTTTAATTAGACAAAAAATAAGTATACATGCTCAGAAAGGTAGGTCAAGAGCTAGATTAGCTGAAACTGTAATGAGTGGTACAAAGAATATGCACTCTGCTTTACGGGAAATAGCTTTAGATAAATCATCTGCAAACCTATCAGCTAGTTCGTCACGTATGCTCAAGCCAGGAGTACTACCAATACCTCCAGCTCCACTACCAGCACCAGTACCTGAATGGCAACTACCTAGAGATTTAGAAGAATTCGACTTTGGACCTGAACCAGTTATGGGAGCTAAGGCTTCTGTAAGTGCTGCAGGTGGTCAAGCATTCTGGGGTAGTATGGCTCAATCAGGATTCGCTACTAATCTTACAGGTGTGATAGATAACGGATTCTTTAAATAAAAAACAATGGCATCAGGATTCAGATCTTCCGCACGCGGGGGATCTTTTCGCAATAGATCTGCAGGGGATAGTGGTTTAGAGCAGGAACGTTTAAAGACACGACAAGTTGTGTCTGGTATGAAAGAACAACGTAATGCCTATTCCAAAGTCCATGGAGATAACATTGCAGGACTCGAAAGAGTAAACAACTTAGAAGAAGAAAACAAAGCTGATATAAAAAGCTTTGAAAATCAGAAGTTTGAAACACGCCGACGAGCTATACAAGAGCGTCAACGTACCGAATATAATCGGGACATGGCTAAGGCGAAAGCGTATGAGCAGCAGTCAAAGTTTTGGTCTGGTCTATCTCAAACATTAAGCAAAGACTTAATGGGAGCAGCTAATAATGTAAATCAAATGATTGAGGCTAAACAAGCCTCAGCTGCACAGCAAACTCGTGATAGAGCAGCTGTAGTAACTGAACAATTATTTCAAAAGTTATTAGATGATGGTGATTTAGATGCGTACTACGATGCATTAGAAGCGTTTAAAAGTGGAAATGTAGAAGAAGCTCAATATTTTGCAGAAACATCACCTAAAGCTACAGCTGGATCTCAAACAATTTGGGCTGTTAGAAGATTAAAAACCATTGATTTAGATATAGCTGATTACTTAAAAAATGTTACTGAAAATGGTGGTACAGTTAATGCTTTAACTATTGAGAATCATTTAGAAAGGTATAGAGGATTTGTATTAGGTGCTAATGGTTGGACTAATAGTAAAAATGTAGAGGTTGGGCAGTGGAATGAAGCTTTTACTGCAAAGAAAGTAGCTCTTAAAAAACATTATAGAGATGAAGCTAGAAAAACTAAGTTTAAAGAATTAACAGGTAATGCACAGCAGCTATTAAAAGCTCAGCAAACACCAGAAAACTTCACTCGCTTAGTTAAGTTATTCTCTATGACTTCTGACGATACAACTGGATTACCAGTTGGTATGGGTGCTTCTATAGATGCAAGTGTTCAGTTTTTAGCAGAAGATTTAGAAATCCCAGAGGAAGTAGCTAAACAAATACTTAACTCACAAACACCAGAACAAGGTAGGCAGAAACCAGATGAAACTTATTTAAGCCGTAGAGCTGATATATGGGAGAAATATAAAGCATGGAGAACAGAAGCTAAGAAGAAAGCAACACAAGCTACAGAAACCAATAGAAAATATAGAGATTTAAAAGAAAGTCAACATATTCAACATTGGTTTGCTAATACTGGTAAATATGCTGAAGGTGGTGAGTTAGCTGGTCAAGGATGGGACGGTAATACCGAAACTAGAAAGGAAAGATATACATGGGCTAAAACTAATGGTTTAACTAAAACAGCTGCACTAATCGAAGCATATGCTCCATATGATGAATCAGTATATACAAAAGGTTTACAAGTTGAATATGCTGATGACTTACATGCAGCTGGAGATTGGGATGAAGCCTATGAGTTTATTGAAAATGTACCTGGCTGGACTAACGAAGATCGTAGAAAAGCTAAAGCTAAGTTCCCTGAATTAAGACAATTAGCATTAGGTGGCTCAAGTGTTAAAAAAATAGATGAAGAAATAGAAACCAGACTTAGAGTTTCTTTAGGTAAGGAATATCAAGGTCCACAAAGATTAACTCCAGCTAGTCTTCCACAAACAGTCATTAATGGAAGAGTCTATCTTGTAAATCAATTTAAACTTCATTCTAAAAACCAAACAAAAGACGCTGCTGGTTATACTGCATCACTTGAATTGGCTTGGAAAGATACCAAGGCAATGATTGAATTTAAAGATGCTGATCAAAGAGGACAAGGTTGGGCACAGATAGAACTTGCAGCAGACTCTGAATCAAACCAAATAAACTTCCCAATGGCTGAGCATCGTATAGATCCAGCCGGATGGACTACACCTCAAGCTGAAGAATTGTTAAAAAGTTCTCCAGATCCTTGGGGTAAAGAAGAATTATTATCTACTAATGCATTAAATAGGCTTGCCATACAACTTAATAATGGAGAACCTATAAGAATACCTGAAATAGTAAAAGAATATTCTATTACACATAAAATTCCTATACCTGAATTAATTAATGCTCAATTAAGTCAAACTAGAAAGTCGCAAGGTGGTGTAGAAATTCAATGGGATCAACGTATGGAACCTGGAACTAGAGATATAGCTTTAGCAGCTGCAGATCAACCTGGTTACTTAAACGTAGCTGATCGTATAAGAAGAGCTAACTCACTAGCTGAATTACAAGGTTTACATGATTTTGCTCAAACTGGTGGTTTAGGTAATTTACAAAATAGTAAACCAGAGGTAGTTAATGCTACAGTTGGTGCAGCTAAATTTAAAGAAGTTACAACTCAAATGTTTAGAAACAGAGAAGTAGCTGATAAATGGGCTGAAGTGTTATCTGGTTGTGGCGATGGTTGCAATTTGGGTGACATAAGAGCTATAAGTGAAGATGAAACTAAATTTAAACTAACACCTGGATCTATAACCAGTCGTACATTAATACAACGAATTGGTAATGGTAATGCTTATGGCCTTACATACAATGGTGTAACAGGTTACTTTATAATTACGGAGGATTAAATGGCAGAAAATGCAATTGATGTATTAGCACGAGAAGAAGAAGAAAAAAAGAATAGTACTTCTGCTCCACTACCTCCTAGTTATCAGACTCCTACTCCTAAGAAAATAGAAGAGTCAGGTGGATTACAGCCGATAACAGCCGATCAACAAGCACGAGGAGGTAAGAATTATTTTGGTGATTTTAAAAAACTGGTAGATATGCCAGAAAGTCCTGAAAAGGATGTAGCAAAAGAACAATTCCATCAAAGATACTATGGAATGTCTTTTGAAGAATATAAAAATAAAAATTTTATTGAGAAATCTCTTTTACAAAATAGACATAAAGGTTTTGACCCAGGTGCTGCAGTAGGTCAAGGTGCTTTAGATTTTGGTTTTGATTTAATTGGCAGCTTAGGAGGTGAAGCTATAGATCAGTGGTGGGATGAGCATACTAGATATCAAGATCCTTTAATGGAAGGAGCTGCTGATCTTACCTCTATTGTACTACCTTCAATGGTTGGTGGTGCTGTAGCTGGTAACATGGTAAAAGGCGCACCTTGGTTAGCTAGAGCAGCTGGATTAACTGCTACAGACGTGGCTATAACAGGTATATCAGATGTAAGTGAAAGAGATGAAACACTTACTTCTATGGTTGTAGACGCTTTCCCAGGCATCGTTGGGCCTAAAGGATGGATACCAGCACCAGAGGCTTTAATTAACACTGATGACGATACTGGTCCAGTAAGAACCAGACGAAACATGATGGAGGCTGCAGGAATACCTGTTGTTGGAAACCTTCTTGGATTTGCTTTCACTAGAGGTGGTCCTCTTATGAAGAAAGCAGGGATGGAATTTAATAAAGCCTATCTGGGTACTGAAAAAAGGATAATGGGCTGGTTCAATGCTAAAGATGAAACAGCTAAAATTTTTAAATCTAATGAAGTATCTAAAGTTGCTAATCCTACAAAGATTAAACAATTAGCACAGATAGATGAAACCATTGCCTCTGGTATGGTTAATGCATCAGAGATGCCATTATTATTAAAACAAAAAGAAGAGCTACTTAAAGATTTAGATAGATGGGATGGTTTTGAACACTATAATAATGCAGCTAAAAATACTATTGACAGACAATCAAAAGGTGCAGCTGTAACAAAAGTAGAATCCAATCCCAATAGTATTGATTTTGATCCTGATATAACACCTAATATTGTACCTGACGCTGCTAATGCCAGGCAATCTATACCTGCAGGTAATGTTGCTAGAAATCAAGTTGATGTAGCTGCTAACTCAATGGGTATAACTAAAGGTGATCCAACACCTATTATGCCTGAATCAGTAGTTAGAAAGGTATTAAAAGTAGGTGGTAAAGCTAGAGATATATCATTAGATATAGCTAAAAAAGGACTAGAAGCTGGTGATTTTACATCCAAAGTAATGGGTATTAAAATCACTAAAGGTATGATGAGTGATGAGGCGTTTAACTTACTAAGTAAATATCTCAATGCTCCAACTGGTAAGGAATTAAAGAAACTATTCCTTAAAAAAGGTTCTGTAATTGACTTTGGTAATAACCTTAAAGTATCAACCCTTGGTGAAACAGAGAAAGCTGCAGCCTTACAAGCTTATCAAATCTTAAATGATAGATATCTTGGTAGACCTATAGCTGAAACTTCTGCACGTTTGATGAATACTCTTGGTGCTGAAGTGTCTACTATTGCTGAAGCTGGAACTAAATTTAAAGGTGCAGCTGATGATCAACGTATTAGAAAACTAATTAGAGAAAAGATGGAAATACTTTGGCCTGAATATAGGTTAAGTCAGTACATCTGGGGTGTACAAGGTAATAACCTTAAAGGTAATATAAACAACCTTACTAAAAACCCTGAACAATTAGTAGATATAGTTAAGAATCTAGAAAATGCAGAAAATGCTATCCATGCAAAGGCTAGAAATCTAAGTAAAACATTAGGTGAGCTGGAAAAAACAAATCCAGAAGCTATGTCACCATTATCAAGAGCGTTTGAAATGTCAGATGGTGATGTTAATACTTTAGTTGGACTTCAAGAATGGGCTGCTAAACAACTTACACCATGGGGATTAATAAAGAGTCCTGATGGTAACAAGTTAAATACCTTTGCAAGTGCTACTTGGTCTTATGTTTATAACAATGTCTTATCTGGATTATCAACACTAAGAGCTGTAGTTGGTAATGGAAAGGAACTTGGTGCAAAACCTCTTAATGCTGTATTAGGTCATATATCCATGATACCTGCTACTGGATTTGATTTTCAAGGTGTCAAGAAAATGTGGTACTACTACGGGGCAATACAAGAGACTAATGCTCGTGCTCTGAAGTATATGTGGGATACAGTAAAAAAAGTTAATACAGATCCTGATGCAATGATGGATGTCTTTAGAAAGGACTACTCAATCGCCAAAAGAGAAGAGTGGAAGGTTCTAGATGAAATGGCAAACATCTACAGAAAGGAAGAGGATATTGGACATCTATTTCAATACGACCTTGCTAAGAGTTTAGATTCATGGTCACGTACTAGATATGCCAGATTTGCGATGACTGGTATGACTGCAGTAGATGGTTATACAACTTCTACTATGGCTACTCTTCATGCTCGAATGGCAGCATATGATCAAGTATTAAGTGAACATGGAAAAGTTACTCCAAAACTTTTAAAAGTAGCAGAAGAAAAAACTTATAAAGGATTCTTTAATAGTCAAGGTTTATTAAATGATGCTGCAGTTAAAAATGCAACTGGAGAAATAGCTCTTAATTTAGATAGCCAAGTTGCAAAGGTATTTAATGATGCAACAACCCACTTACCTGCAATCAAACCAGTACTAATGTTTCCAAGGTCGGGAACAAACGCAGTACGTCTAGCAATGTCATATACTCCGATTGCCAGTATCCCTGGTATGAATAAGTATTCAAAGACTATATGGGCGCAGACTGACGATCAAATAGCAGCTGCTTTAAAAGAGCATGGCTTATCGTTAGATACTCCTAATGCACGTAATATCTTTGAGAACTTAAGAAAAGAGTATATAGGTAGACAAGTATTTAGTACTATTCTAGTTAATCGTCTATGGTCTTATGCTATGGATGGAAACATTAGAGGTAATGGTCACTACAATGGTCAACGTAGAGTTAACGAACGTAGAGAACTAAGATACGAACCTAAAACAATTAAGATTGGTAATAAGTGGTTATCCTATAAAGGTATTCCTGGTGTAGATCAAGTTCTCAGTATCCTTGGTGATATTGCATATTACTCAAGAGATTTAGAACAGCCAATCATGGAAGATTGGGAACGTAAGTTAATGTGGACTCTATCAGCATCTTTCTTAAATGAAACACCACTTGGAGGTTTAGAACCTTTAACAGCTATTGCTACAGGTGATTTTACAGGGGCTAATCGTTTAATGGGCAACACTGCTAGAAGTTTTGTACCATTCTCAGGCGCTGCAGGTGTGCTACAGAAGTCTATTGATTCAGCACAACATGATTTAAACAAAGATATCACTGAATATGTAAAAGGTAGACTTCCATTTGCCTCATTTAATGTTGCATATGCTAGGGATATTTGGACTGGAGAGAAGATTAACGATCTTGATAACCCTTGGTTAGCTAGATTAAATGCTTTTAGTCCTATTAAATTTAGTGATGCACAAGAAGACTGGAGAGTTTGGTTGCAGAATATAGGATACAGAGGTACCAGTAAAATGCTTAGAGATTCATCAGGTAAGTACGAATATAGTGCTGAAGAAAGAGAAGCTGTTTATGGATTAATTGGTCAACAAAAACCATATAAAAAGCTAATCAGACTTATGAATTCTCCTAAATACCAATTCCAAACTGGTCAAATGAGAGCACATAGAGTTACTGGAGATGACCTTAAGTATGACAAAATGGATATTGATTCACAGGATTTACCAGTATTTGCTGAAATTGATCACATACTTAAAGAAGCTCAACAAAATGCTGAAATAGAACTGCTTAAGAAACGTCCTGATATCTTTAAATCAGTTCAACTACAACGACAGATACAAAGTTATATTAAACAAGGAAGGGTAGATGAAGCAAGAAAGGTGGCTGGAAGTGAACCACAAAAAAGACAGGAGGAGATAAATAATCTTCTCAAAATGAACAAATAGCATAACTAATCAATGGCTGTAACCGAATCAAATTATACCGTTAGTAATAGCTCCACCACTAATTACTCATTCACATTTCCATATTTAAAGACCACTGATGTAAAAGTAAGCATCAATGGTACAGCGTCGAGTGCATGGACTTTTGCCAATGCAACGACCATACAACTGAATAGCAATCCAACAGTCGGAGATAAGATCAGAATCTATCGAGAAACAGACGACTCAAAGCTAGAAGCCACATTCTTTGCGGGTTCAGCTATCAAGTCGTCTGACTTGAATGATAACTTCAATCAAAACCTGTACGTTACACAGGAGTCCAACAACAAGATTGATGCTGCATGGACGACTGGTGACGAAACAATTATAAGTACAGAGACTTGGGTTAGTAACGATAACCGAGTCAGTACAACTGCTGCACAAGATGGACGTATAGATAGTAAGATAGATACAGCTTTAACCACTGATGTAGTAGGTGGTCAAAGTATAACAATTACAGATAACGCACCTGGAACAGGACAGATAACAGCTAGTGTCACAGCTGGTAGTATTAGAGGAACAGAGTTAGCTGGAGACGCAGTAGATGGTACTAAGATAGCTGATGATTCTATAGATTCAGAACATATAGCTTCAGGTGCTGTTGACTTAGAACACATGTCAGCTAATTCTGTAGACAGTGATCAATACGTAGACGGAAGTATAGATTTAGCACACATGTCAGCAAACTCAGTTGACAGTGATCAGTATGTAGATGGAAGTATTGATAAAGTTCATTTAGCATCAGACGTTATTGATGGTACTAAATTAGAAGACAATGCTGTCAATTCAGAACACATCACATCAGGTGCTGTTGATCTTGCTCATATGTCTGCAAACTCTGTAGAT